AGATTATCAATTGCGGTGTTCTTGCAGGACGATTGGATATGTTTGTGGGACTCTGTAAGACAATTTGGCTTCTGTCTGTGAATGCGACACAGCATGTTCCTGGTGGTGGAGGACCCGACCAAGCGGCCCTGAATCTCATCCTCTCAACTCCCGCATATCGAAACACAACCGAGATCACAGATATTGATAAACCCTGGGCTGCACAATTGGGAACGACTTTGGACCCACTGAAGATTGAAGCCTATCGTCCATTTATTACTGAACCTTTGCCGATGTTTGATGAGGACCGAGGTTTGGTTGTTACGCCTATTGGTGCTCCATATTCAATAGTCCATCAATGGGACCGTGTGCCTGAAATTAAAGAAGCATTTGAAAGGAAGTATTCGTGACTCCATATTATGAATGTGATGGAAGTGTATTGTATCATGGTGACTGCCTTGATGTGTTGGCTCAATTGGAACCTGATAGCGTGGATAGCATTGTGACCGATCCACCTTATGGGTTGGGATTTATGGGAGTGAAGTGGGATACGTATGGAGATGGCAAAGGTCGTAGTCATGCGAGAAAACCAGGTGGTGTTGAACTGATTCGTGGGAAGGAAAATAGGAAATATCAAGAGACATCGAGAGTTTGGTTTATTGAAGCTCTCCGAGTCGCCAAGCCAGGTGCTCATTTGCTCGCATTTGGTGGCACTCGCACGTTTCATCGGTTGGCTTGTGCTATCGAGGATGCAGGGTGGGAATTGCGGGATACGATCATGTGGGTCTATGGGACAGGGTTCCCAAAAAGCGTAGATGTGAGTAAGGCTATTGATAAATCGGCTGGGGTAAATTGGAGGAAGGCTGAAGGACGCAATGATGTGCGTGATCTTAGTAAAAAAGAAATCACTATATCCTCGACCGATGGTGACAAGCAATGGGATGGGTGGGGTACGGCGCTCAAACCAGCTTGGGAGCCTATTATTGTGGCTAGGAAACCATTGATCGGTACTGTGGTCGCTAATGTTCTGGAGCATGGAACCGGAGCCTTGAATATTGATGGATGCCGAGTGGGTATTGGAACGGGTGTCGAATCATCCAAATATGTCCCAAATGAAAAAAATAATGTGTTCGGTGAGGGTATGGGTGGTGGTGTGTGGAATAACACGAAGGGGCGTTGGCCAGCGAACCTAATTCATGATGGTTCTGAGGAGGTATTGGAAGTGTTCCCCAATGCTCCAGGTCAACAGAGAACAGTTGGTCCAGAGCAAGGGGATAAAAAATCTATCAATGTCTTCGGAGATTATGAACCACGGGATGTCTTTCATCCAAGAAAAGATTCTGGTTCCGCTGCCAGGTTCTTCTATTGTGCCAAGGCTTCTTCCTCGGAACGTGGCGAAACCAATACTCATCCAACTGTGAAACCCCAGGCACTCATGCGTTATCTCTGTAAGTTAGTGACTCCTCCAAATGGGATTGTTCTTGATCCATTTATGGGTTCTGGTTCAACCCTCCTGGCAGCGAAAGAAGAAGGATTCAAATTTGTGGGTATAGATATGACGGAAGAATACTGTGAAATTACAAAGACACGATTGAAAAGCTCAGAAGGGATATTTGCATTATGACTATAGCATCTCCTTCCAGGGACCCAATGGAACCCTCTCCTGCCACAAAAGCACTACAGGCCGCGGAATTGCACCGCCCAAAACGTATCTTATTCTGCGTACATCGCTACGCTCCATTCCAGGGGGGCTCCGAAAACTATGTGCGGGACATGGCAGAGGAAATGAAGGCGCGCGGTCACCGAGTCGCTGTGTTTGCAGGAGAACATAAAGGTGATTATAATGGTATCCATGTCTCATCCAATCCAGAGATTTTGAGGGAGCTATGGGATTTGATTGTCGTGCATGGCGGAGATGTTGCTGTCCAGAATTACGTCTTGAATAATGCAGAAAAATGGGGAGGACCTGTTCTCTACTTATTGATTCTTCCCTCACACTCTCAGACGTGTGTAAGCGCATTGCATCGTGTGATGTATATTGGATGCTCGACACTTGCAGATTGGCGCTATGTGCAATCTTACAATTCGAATGATCGTGCTGTCCGAGTCCGTCATGGGATTAACAATCACACGTCAGTTGGACGACCTGGATTCCGTGAGAAGTACAATATCACAACCCCCTATATGTTCCTCTCATCCGGTGGATTCTGGCCAAATAAAGCGTTCGATGAACTGGTTGGAGTATTTCAGAAAGCGAAACGTGATGATACGACATTGGTCCTTACGGGATATGATAATCGTTTCGAGATCATGCCCGCGAGCAACGAACATATCAGATCGTTTCTCTTTACGGAACGACAAGATATGTTGGATGCGTTACTGGAAACAGACCTCTATATACTCAACAGTTACTCAGAAGGATTTGGATTAGTGCTTCTGGAAGCGATGTTGAACATGACTCCGTGGGTAGCAAGAGAGATTGCGGGAGCGGAACTGATGCGAGAATATGGAGCAACATACAAGACTCCCACAGAACTACAACACTATCTACAGTTGTTTCGAGGAGTGACTAGCACGCATTTATTAGAAGCACAGAGATACGTGTTATCGACGCACCTCGTCAAGCATACCGTGAGTGATATTTTGGGGATACTGCAACCATGCAAATGACATTCGGGATCATGACAATTTATGATGATATCCCACGATTAAATGCCGTGATTGAGTCGATCAATGCACTGAAGATTCCAAAATTTGAAATTCTAGTGGCGGGATCATACGCGAACGATCATTCGGGTGTTAATCCTCTAGTACAGCATGTGTTATCGGATGGGTGGTTACCGAAGAAGAAAAATCTTGTGGCGAAGTTGGCGCAATACGAAAACCTGGTGTTGCTCCATGATTATTATGTGTTTGATCCTGAGTGGTATGAAGGATATTATAGGTTCGGGGATAAATGGGGTATCTGTTCAAATCCTCAATATCTGCTCAACGGCAAACGACATTTCACTGACTGGGTGCTGTGGGATCATCCAACACTCCCGCGGTACCATTCGCTCGACTATGAGGATTGGAGTCAGACTAAGTATCAGTATATCAGTGGTGGGTATTTTCTTGTGAAGCGAGACTTCCTCAGAGACAATCCCATCAACGAAGCCATGCCCCCAGGTTCACCAGAAGATGTTGAATGGTCGCTTCGTGTACGTGACAAGGCAGAGATTGTGTGCAACCCGTTGTCCGTAGTGAGACATAATAAGGTACATAGAGATGCGAAATAAATTGGTCATTTTCGACTTGGACGGTGTACTTATTCACTCAAGAGAATTTCACTTCAAAGCTCTGAATCAAGCGTTGTCGGATGTGAGTCATAAGTTCATCATTTCCTGGGATGAGCATTTGTCCAAGTACGATGGATTACCGACAACGAAGAAACTGTTGCTTCTCACGAAAGAAAAGGGATTACCTGCGACGTTCTACGATCAGATATGGAAATCCAAACAACGCTACACTGTAGAACTTTATGAGAATATTCAGCGTGACGGTGATCTTTGTTCTATTTTTGAAATTCTCAAAATGGAACAAATTCAGATTGCCGTTGCGTCCAATAGTATTCGACAGACATTAGTGATGGCCCTCAGTCGTCTAGGAGTGATGGAACAAGTAGACTATTTTGTGTCCAATGAAGATGTACGACACCCTAAACCGTTTCCTGAGATGTACTGGAAGTGCATGATTGCCCTCAAGACGGACGTGAATAACACAGTCGTTGTGGAGGATTCGCATATAGGACGTGAGGGAGCGATAGCCTCGGGCGCACACTTGATTCCCGTTTGTGACCCCTCTGAAGTCAACCATGCCCTCGGTGAGACTATTGCTGACTACTTCAGGGGGATTGTTCATAAGACGATTCCCTGGCGTGACAAGAAGTTGAACGTTATTGTACCAATGGCGGGTCATGGGTCGCGTTTTGCTACAGCGGGATATACATTCCCGAAGCCCCTGATTGAAGTCAACGGACGACCAATGATCCAAGTTGTTAAGGAAAGTCTCAATATTGATGCGCACTATATATTCATCGTGCAGAAAGCGCACTATGAGAAGTATCAACTCAAGTACATGCTGAACATGGTCGCTCCTGGGTGCGATATCGTGCAAGCAGATGGAGTGACAGAGGGAGCCGCGTGTACGGTACTCCTTGCGAAGTCACTCATCGACAACGAGCAGCCCATGTTGATTGCGAACTCCGATCAATCGGTAGAATGGAACTCCAATGAATGCTTATATGCGTTCTCCGCAGCAGGGATCGATGGAGGCATTATCACGTTTAAGTCCGTCCATCCTCAATATTCGTTTGCGAAAGTGGATGAGCAAGGATTTGTCAGTGAAGTTGCGGAGAAGAAAGTCATTTCCGATGATGCGACAGTGGGACTCTATTACTGGACGCATGGATCAGACTTTGTGAAGTACGCAGAACAAATGATGACGAAGAACATTCGTGTCAATAATGAATTCTATGTGTGTCCTGTCTACAATGAAGCGATTGCTGATGGGAAGAAGATTCGTGTGAAGAACATTCAGAAAATGTGGTCCCTTGGAACACCAGAGGACTTGAATCATTATTTGAGGGAGCATCATACATGAGAATGCGTCGGTTGGAAGAATTTAAGAATGGATGGATCATCGGTGACTTTGAGCCTTCACTGATTCGCACGACTGAGTTTGAAATTTCTGTGATGATCCATGAGAAGGGTGCCTATATACCATTACATTATCATCACTTGGTTGAAGAGATGAATGTGTTTGTGAGTGGGTCCATGACGTGTAACGGACGACTCTTAGTGCCTGGGGATATTTTCATTTTTGGCGTAGACGAAATAAGTGACTGCGTTGTGCATGAAAAGAGCACTATCGTTGTGGTCAAAGTGCCTTCTGTGATAGGAGATAAGTATTTGGTATGAGTTATGTGATCTATAAGAAAAGCGGAAAGGAAATTTGCAATGTTTAATATTTTTCGTGATGAGAGTTCTATTGACCCTGAGAAGTATCTAGTTGTTTCCTATCAACTTGATAGCACTCACAGCGTCAAGAAGTCAGCATTTGATTTGGCTATCGGGCAGAGCATGGGCAACCCCAATATCCGCAATCACTGGGAAACGGATGAACTGTTTGAGAACCATGCGTGTCTGGTATTACATACCGACTTCGATTCAGAATACCGAGAAGAACGACCAACGATAAAAATTGCTTTCCCGATCATCAACACCGATTGGGAGGGGGATGGTATTGCCCATCTCATGTGCCAAATTCTTGGTGGGCAAGCCGACATTGCCCATATCACTCATTGTCGCATTGAGTCATTACAAATTCCTGAATCGGTGCGTAAACATTTCCAGCAACCTAAGTACGGTATCCGTGGTATCCGTGCGCTCACCGGGCAATACGATAAGCCCATCTTCGGAGGAATCATCAAGCCCAAGACTGGGTTACGCCCGAATCAATTGCTAGACATGGTGAAAGAGTTGGTGGATGGTGGCGTGGACTTCATCAAGGAAGATGAAATCCTTTCCAATCCCGCATTCTGTAGCTTGGAAGAACGAGTGCCGATCATCACAAGCTATTTACATAAGTGTGGTCGTAAAGTTGTCTATTGCTTCTCGATTAACGGAGACCCACATGTGATTGAGAAGCGAGCGTTGTTCCTTGCTGAAGAAGGTGCGAATGGGGTGCATATCAATTTCTGGAGTGGATTGGGTGCGTATCATTCCATTCGCCGACTGAACCTTCCATTGTTCCTGCACTATCAAAAGAGCGGGGATAAAGTTATCACCCATAGCAAAAATGCGTTTGGTATGTCATGGTATGCGATGTGTCAACTTGCTGCCCTTGCGGGAGTTGACTCTATCCATGCGGGGATGTTTGGTGGATACATGCAAGAAGATACCAAGGAATTGAAAAGTGTCATGGACTTGCTGCACTCCCATAATGTGCTTCCCGCGTTGTCGTGTGGAATGCACCCAGGACTTGTCAATCATGTCACAAAGAATGTTGGTAATGATTATATGGCAAATGTTGGAGGCGCACTGCACGGGCATCCAGGGGGAACGCTTGCGGGGTGTCACGCGATGCGTCAGGCCATCGATCATACATACGGGAAAGAGTATCACGAAGCAATCAAGGAATGGGGGCTCATCAATGGATAATCTATCAACCTGGATTCTGACGTTCAATCGTCCTGTAGCACTCAATCGTCTAGTGACAGAATTAGGACGACAGGGCATTCGTTCCAATGTCATGTCGAACCATTCTCTCGTATCTCTTTCCCTTGAGTCAGAAAGTTATGTGGATCGAGTTGTTGTCAATAGTTTGAACACAGACGAATCGAACTTATGGAATGCGCGAAGTTGGAATAGTGTGTTTCTCAAAGCCTTGCAACATTCTAACAACATAGCCTGTATTCAAGATGATACATACATTCATCCTGAGTTTGCGACATGGTTGAGAGAATGGCGCAAGCACTACGATTTTATTTGGGGTCCAGCGGGAGATCAGTTCTACTATATCACGTTGGATGTGTTAAGAAAGTCGGGGTATTGGGATGAGCGATTCTGTTCTCCCTATTGCGGGGATGCCGATTTCATGAAGCGAGTCTTTCATTCGGGATACGACAAGATGAGAATGAGTATTGAAGATACGCATGACTGGGGATTTATGCATAACTCCATCGGGGTTCAGAAGGCGATTCGCACAGAACTGAACAGCAAAGCGTGTGACCCGAACTATGAAAACGTCCACTGGCACATGGAACGGATTCAACCAGAAGATGGACGCGACAGAAACAAGACGTTGCTTCGTGCTCAAGCGTACTATCAGAAGAAGTGGGGGCATGCGCTGAATAACAATGGGCCAGAAGTTGCGACATACACCCCCAGTTTTCCAGAGATAGATTGGTACCCTTGGTCGACAACCAAATACAATATCACGGCATACGATGGAGTTTAAGATGACGACGAAGCATGATTATTTTCAACATGAGAGTTGCGATCAATGGAACGCTGCACGGGTCAATGTACTTGTGCAAGTATTGGGAGCAGATTGGTTTCCAGGGAAACGAATCCTTGACGTGGGTTGTGGGCATGGGAACAACGGACGATTGCTTGCAAAATTAGGGGCTGAAGCTGTCTTTACAGATGGACGACAATTCTTCGTGGACTTCATGAAAGAGGATGGGTTTGAAGCCTATCTAGTGGATCAGGATAAGGAGTGGACCGTGCCGGGGCCCTTTGATTTAATCGTTCATTGGGGATTGCTCTATCACCTCGATAACTGGAAGCAGGATTTAGCGTGTTGTTTGAAGTTAGCCCCCATACTATGTCTTGAAACGGAAATCATTGATTTGATCGATCCTACATATGAGCAGAAGAAACATGAGATGGATCAATACGATCATGCAGTGAATCGTATCGGTACAGTGATGTCGGCAAACAACTTCCAGAATTGTGTTGAATCGTTGGGCGCAACATGGAATCGCTATGATGTACCTGAATTGAATATTCCCCCTAATGGAGGCGCCCATTACTATGATTGGGAGGAAAAGAACAGTGGATATTTCCGACAGGGACAGCGGAGGTATTGGATCATTAAGAGGGACACATGAGTACGATTGTTGAAGTCGGGGCGCATGAAGGGATTGAGACGTTTCATTTTCTTGCGAATGCAGAGGCGAATGTCTATGCGTTTGAACCTGATGTTGAGAAGTTTCGAGACTTGCAGATAAAGTCACGATCATATCCTCGACTCACGCTGCTTCCGTTTGCGGTCGACCTGGGGGATAATCAAGAACCATTGTTCAAATATCCCAATGGACAAAGTACTCTTGTGAATCCCTTCTTCCGAACGGATAAACCCGAAAGCTTTCGATTGACGTGGACGATGCG